CGGTCATAATGGGCGACCATTTCCTGAAGGTTTGAGTTCTGAGGAAGCGCACGCTCATCACCGGCTGGTGAGACGAGTGCTGGCGTCGCGGTTCCCGTTGATGCCAAGAGTCGGGCGACTTCGATTTGAAGTCGGTTGTCGAAATCCGACTGCGATGCTTGCAACTCATTGATCCGCGCCTGAAGTGCGGTCGATTCATTGCGGGCCGAATCGCGTTCGGACTTCAAGGAATCGATCTCAGCAGTCAGGGCATCTGATTCGTTGCGCAGACGGTCGAAGTTGGCAGATGCCTCTGCAAGTAGATCTGTCTGGGCTTTGTACTCCCGCGCGAGGTCATCGACCTGGTTGCGGGCTTCGGCTAGTTGGTCTTCAAGAGCGGTGCTCATAGCCCTTGATTCCGTGTCAACCGCAGCATGGTAAATTCGCAGCCTTCTCATCGCCTCTTCTCGATCCGGCACCATGCCTGCGAGGTTGTAGCGTTGGGCCTGACGTCCACTGAATGTCTGGCCTTCCATGGCCTCTGCGGGAATTGATCGGCCACGGGCTAGGACAGCGGCATGGAAATCAGCAGCAATGTCCTCAAGGTTGGACTGTATGAGCTCACGCTGATCGTCCGTGAGTCTGGATCCCGGGGCTCCCATCGCCTTGTATTTGCCAACGGAAAAAACCTCCACCTTGAGGCCCGCAGATTCCAATGCCGCGGATTGATCCAGAAACGCCTGCACCACACCAATAGACCCGACCTGGGCGGATGGCGTGGCGTAAATTGCGCGGGCTTGGCTTGCGATCCAGTAAGCCGCGGATGCCATGAGGCCCGATGAGAACGCGTAGACTGGCTTGCGCTCGTTAAGCGAGGCTACCGCAGCTGCCAGTTCCGGAGTCCCCGCCACCGTTCCTCCTGGGGAGTCAATGTCGAGGAACACCGCTTCGATGTCGTCACGCTCGGAGGCTTCACGAATCGCGTCACCGATTTCATCGGAGTCAATCGCGCCCATAAAGGCACGGGCATAGAGGTCTGGCTTGCGTAGAATTGGCCCCTCGATGGCGACTACACCAACACCGTTTTCGACGCTCAGAAGCGAATTGCTCGGAGTGGCTGTTAGAGTTCCAGCTCGATCATGAAACGTGCGGCTGGCTTGCACCATTGCATGCAACGCATCGGGCTGGATCAGCCATTCACGGGTTTGGAATAGGAGCGGGCTCACGCCCAGTCGTTGGTGTCAACGCAGCTCCAGCAACTTTCCATAGCATCTCCACCGGTACGCCGTATTTCGTGGCTGTTTCCAGGATGAGCTTGGCATCGGCGGCCCTGCGTTCGATTTCCTCGCCGAAGTCGGCGCCCAGTTCATTAAAGTGATCGGAGAGGGTTTTTAGGCCCATTTCCACATCAGCTCGGTTTTGCTGGGCTTCGCGACCAGCATCGACTGTCACCCTGCGTGGTGTGACCACGGATATTTTCCACCACTCGGGAATTGCCGGCAGCGTCCGGTTGGCGATGGCGTCGCCGATCACGAATTTCCAGACAGGAAACAGAAATCGTTGAATCAGCAGATTTTGCCGCTGATTGAATTTCCGATCTGCCTTGGCGACAACGAGGCGCACGGATGCTCCTCCCACATCGGTCGGGTCTGCGGTGAATTCGTAGGGGATGCCACCGAGTGCTGAATCGCGACGAAGGTGTTCAAGAAAGCCGGTGAATGTTGGTGATGGCCGGTTGGACTCGAAGGGCATGAGATCCTCGCCTGGGGCAAGTGCCACCCATTTGCCGCCGACAATTCTCTGTAGGGCAGTCGGGTCACTGTGCGGGTGCTCGGTGCTTTTTCCGGTTTCGATGTCGAGGCCGCCGAATCCATCACTGCTGTCGATCTCACCGCTCTGGTTGCGAATCGCAAAGCTCTTGTCGGCGTGGTCTTTGACCGCGTGCTTTTCCAACGCGAGCAATTCCATCTCGTCCTTGATGTGATTGATTGAGTGGGCAAGAGATGGAACTCCGCGGGCAGCGGAGGCGCGCTCAGGCTCAAAAATGTGGAGGATCGAAATAGCAGGAAGGTCGATGAAGTTTCCGTCATCCTGCATGACGCGGTATGAATTCGGCCGACCGTAGGCATCGAAGCTGATGCCGTCGATGGTCTTGGAATTTCCCCAATCCCCAATCCGATGGCTCTCGATGAGCTGAAGAAAAGGACGACCATCGATTCGTGTCATGTGGACGAAAATCTCCCCATCTTCGTCGACTGCACGGCAGATAAGATGCTGGATCTCGGCGAGGGAAAATCGACCGGTGATGTCGGCAATTTGTGCCCATTCGTCCCAATAGTTCACCGCTGCTTTCGCCCAGATTCGGTCATCGGTCTTTGGCTGGACCTTGAGCCCATCGCCGACCGCATAGGTTGCCATCACAGACACCATTTCACGAACGAGTCCGCTGTTCTTTGCGAGGTAGCGGCTATTTTTGACAAGCTCGCTACGAACCATCGATGTCAGCTCGGACTTGAGATCAGTTGGCGATGATCCAGGAACCCGCTGGCGAGTCATTGATGGATTGGCGCCCTCGTAGGACGACCAGCCAAGTGTCTTCCCAGCAAGGCGCGTGATTTTTTTCAGCAAGGAATTCATGGTTGGCAAAAGTTATCCCAAAACGCTGCTCTGAGCTGTGCGGCGACGTGTTCCGTAAGTGGTTGGATCCAGTGTGCGCAGTGCCTTCTGACACGCGGAGATGATTTCCTTCACATCCTCAAGACGCTTGTAAGTCACCTGCGACCCAGACTCCGAGAAGCTCACCATGAGCTTGTTGAGGATCTTTTTATTTTGCGCAAGGATGTCCTCCACTTCTTCGAGGGTGAATCCAGTTGTGAAATCAAGCGCGGCCATGCAGGGCGCGCCTTGTCAATCAAAGCATCATGCTTTGACCGCGACCCATCCGGCAAAGTTCAGGTGGCGCCAGAAGCAATCGACCGCAGCAAAGCCTTCCTCACGAAGCAGTTCTTCGTTCCAGCGCGCCGTCACTGGCACCAGCACGCCTTCGAGCGACAGACGCTTGCGATCAATTTGCCCTTGGGAATAGCCGTTTTGTTTTTTGATCTCAAGGAAGAGCTCAACGAATGCCTCATCGAGTTCCGCGGTCGCCCCAAGGATCTTTTCTACCAGGATGAAGGCCCCGCCCGGAGCCAACGAATCAAAGACGCGGCGAATGATTCTCTGGCGGTATTCGATGGGGGTGAACTGGAGCGTAAGGACCGAGAGCACGAGGCTGGAGTTCACACCAGGGAAGTCGTGGCGCAAGTCCGCGTACTGGATTTGGACGCGATCTCCGTGCGGATGGCGGGCGAAGTTTTCGCGGGCTGCCTCGATCATGGGATTGGACACATCCATGCCGATGTAATCGTTGGATGCTCCAAATTTGGAAACATAGGGAATCAGTGATTCGCCGCGCGAGCAGCCCATGTCGATGATCGTGGTGCCGGGGCGGACGAAGCGACTGCCAACTTCAAATGTGGCCTGACGCATCGCATTGTATTGCGGAATCGAGCGGCGTAGCATGTCGTCAAAGACGTCGGTTACTTCCTGGTCGAATTGCCATGGGCCTTGCGGCAGGACTTGATCCACGATTGTGTCGCTCATGCCTGAGCGAGCGATGTCAACGCGGGAGCCGTTTGACGATCCGCGTGCCGTCAGTAAGGGCGTCGCCGTCCTCGTTCACCCAAAGGCATGGGATCTCGTACCGGCCGTACATTTCGCGGCTTCTCGGATTGCTCTCGATGGCCAAGTACCGCTGCTCTCTGCCGTGGGTCGGGAATACGTGCTTCTTGAGCAAGTGCTCCTTGATTGACGGAGGATTCCACCAACCCTTGGGAGCGAAGCAAGCATCCTGCGGTTTCCATCCAGTTTGCTCTTCGATGCGTTCCAATGTTCTGAGCATCCAGCTCTCTGGTCTGGCGGTGATGAGGATGACCGTGTGAGGCTTGACCAACTCGATCAGCCATTGCCGATACGCCTCCGTTGCCATCCGCTTTTCCATGCTGATTGGTTTTGATCCACGCGGCGGGTTGTTGCCTACCAGCGTGTAATTGAGGTCGAGCAGGATGTTCATAAGGTAATCTGAAGACGTTGGCTGAAAGAGTCCATGGCGCATTTCACAAGTTCCATGCGCGAGCCATCCGGATAAGGAAGGTTGAACTCAAATTCGATTGCCGCGCGCAAGCGGTCACGATCGACCGGCAGCGCCGATGCGCAGGCAGCGTTGATGTTGTTGTTGAAGTCATCGACCTTCACGGATCGGAAAAACTGCCCGAAGAGTTCGCGGAATTCCGCCTCCGTGTGGTATTTCTGGACCTTGGGTTTGTCCTGGAAGTCGCCGATGCGGATGCCCGGTTCATAGTCGAGACGAAAGGCGATGTTGGCTGAGTTGCTCTCATTCATGAAGGCCTTGCCATTGACCTGTCTCCAGCCGGACTCACCTGCCGAGGAGGCGCAGGCATAGACCTTGGTGAATGGCTTGCAGAGTGCGGCGCATAGGCAGGCAATGTGCTCGCGATCTTCGCGGAATGGCACGGAGTTGAGCACGCTGGCAATGAAGATGCTGGTCCATTCTTTGCCCTCCGCCACCTCAGCAAGAAAGGCACGAGCAAGCTCCACGCTCTCCGCTTTGTTGATGCCCCCTAGGCCGAGTCGATAGGGTTCAAATGGCGTGCAGTCGATTCGCTGCTGACGCAGGAGGAATGTCTCAGTGAGGTGGCCGGCACCAAAGTCGAGGACCGTGTGGCCATGCTCGCGAATCCAACGGGCCCGGTCGCTTGGCTTGCCGATATCGAACGTGTGGCAGGGCTTGGCTCCATGAGTGGCAAAGATGAACCCATTCCCCAGCTCACGACGGACTCGGCGTGCGCGACGAAATGAATTGAACCGCAGCATGTCCGCATAGCGGTTGTGCAAATCGAAGTCCATCGACAGCAGGTTCATCATGGCTCGGGCAAATTCGGCTTCCTCCTCGGTGACGAACACAACCGGTGCGAACTCCTC